GATATTAAATGTTTTATACCTTATGATTCTCAAGTTCAGCCTTCTGATTTTTTCTTTGATAACGATGAATACTCTTTAAGAGTAAGTTTTTATGAAAGCGATGGAATAACTGAAACTTTAAAATGGAGAGGATTTCTTTTACCTGATGTTATCCAATACGAATGGCAAGAGCAATATTATCTTCAATTAACTGCTACGGATAACCTTGCGGTGTTAAAAGATATTAAATACACAAGGTCTGATTACTATGCTTTATATGATAATACAAATGTAGATACTGGAATAAGCATAAGCGATTTTGTATGTAGATTATTAAAGAAAACTAATAGTGATTTAGATGTGGCTTTTTATAGTCAATTTAATATTAATGGAACTCTTTACAACTTATCAAACTTAAAACTATCGGAATATTCTTCTGTTGACTGGTCTAATTTTGAGCCAAAGGACTGCTACTTTCTTTTAACATCTTTGATGGAATCTTTAGGTTGTATGTTATATCAATCGAATAAAGATGCTACCTGGTATGTTATAGGGATTAACGATGTCGCAGTAAATCAATTAGTACAAAATGGAGATTTTAGTGTAGATGGGACTTTGCCTGACACTTTTGATTTTTGGTTTTCTGATGGCGATGTTAGAACAAGTGAAACAGGTGGGTTAAATGGAGGTCAATGTCCTAAAATATTTGGGGATAATGCTTCATATATTAGTCAAGCGTTACAATTTCAAGCTGCTGAATATCTTGTTGGCTTTTGGGCAAAAAGTGATGGTAATATTCCTGCTGCAACAATTAGAGTTTTAATTGATGGGATGGAGCAATATAATACGCTTCTTACTAATGATTGGACTTATTACGAATTTTTATACACTTCAGGTAGTGCTGGGTTATTTGATATAGCTTTTTATAACGATAATGCTGATGATATTGGGTATTTATTTTTAGATAATGTGTCAGTTAAGCAACAATACCAAAACGGATTAATTTACGATATTGATGGAACTTATTTAAGCACCTATTCTTTTGATTTTTATTCTACTATTGGTAACGCTGGCAATGTTAAATGGTCTGATGTAAATCAAATGGTAACTTTAAATAAAAGGTTAACCAATGTGCAGTTTAAATATCCTTATTACGAAAGAAACTTACTTAATAACTTTGGATTTTTTAAAGATTATGCAACCGTAACAACCGTACCTACTAATTGGGAAAATGTTAATCCATTAGGGGGCTTTAATTTTTCTAACGCTACTGGTGGTGATAGACCTTTTGATGAAAGAATATTAGCAGTATTATCTAATTTAGATAAAACAACTCCACCAAACAATTTTTTTGGTTTATATAATTTATTTAGACTTTCTAATGCTGATACATTTATTAATTATTTTGCAGTTAAAGTAGAGTGTAACTTTTTCTTTGATGATTCGCATCACGATGGAGATAATATAATGATTGCTTTTGCTAAATCACTTGATGGAGACCCTAATACTGGCTTAACAAGATATTTAAATACTGATGGTGTATTTGGCAATCAACCTGCGAGTACATATTGGGATGGTGGTCTTTATATGTCTGTCCCTATGGGTGTTAAGCAAAAATGGCAAAAGTATAAATGCTATTCTAAATTTGATAGAAACTCTTTGGATAGTGGATATGTAATGAATAACTACGGTACTTTTATTATAAGGCATCAAAGAAGCAGTAATACTGCAACCGTGCATACAACTTATGTAGATAACATTAAAATAAGTATTATACCTAAAGATTATCAAAACACAAAAGGGTTTATTTATAATGCTACAAATGTTCCTAATGATTCAACTTTAACAAAGCCGTTTACAAACACTTATAAAATAGATAAAGGGCAATATCACGGCGGCATAACTGATATTTATGAATCTCAAGTAATTGAAGATTTTATTGGTTATGAAGTTGGAGAATATAATTTAATTCAGAGTTCAACTAAATGGTTGAGAACTTGGGAAATTGATACTTATTCAAATCCAGCAAGACCATTACAAGAATGTATTACAAGGTCAATATTATCTTTTTATCAAGCTACCTGGCAGAAATTTACAGGAAATGTTTACGGTAAGAACATCAATTTTGGTCAAGTATTTAATATAGCTTTAGCACAAGGTCAACACTTTATGCACGAGGCATCTTTTGATTATGTTAACAATAAAACAAACATTACTCTACACCAAAGCCAAACTGATAAATTAGAAACAGGATTTAGGACTTGGAATACTACTGAAGATGATATGGGAGCAGGACAAGGGCAACCAGGTAGTACGACAACAAATATTCAAGAAGGGGGCGAATAATGAATGAACTTAAAGAAATAAACGACCAGCTAAAGGCTTTGTCGATAAATGTGGAAATGATTAGCCAAGCCATTACAGGCTCAAAGCTAAATAGAAATGGAATCCTTCAAAGATTAGAAACAATTGAGGAGGCATTAGAAGAAACTGAAACGAAAGTTCAAGAAGTTAGGGATTATAATACTGGCATAAATTGGGCTATTAGAATAGGTGCTTTTATTTTAACTATCACAGGCGTTAATTTTGTTAAGGAGTTCTTATGGCACAAATAAGCGAAGAAGGATTAAAATTATTAGTTGAATTTGAGGGGTTGAAATTAGATGCTTACCTTTGCCCAGCTTCGAAATGGACCATAGGGATTGGCAGTACAATGTATGCTAACGGTCAACCTGTAAAGAAAGGCGATAAAATAACTAAAGAGGAGGCTTATAAGCTATTCTTAGATACTTCTGATAGTTACACTAACTGCATCAAGAGATATGTCATTAGAGAGCTTAAACAGAACGAATTTGATGCTTTATTCTGCCTTTGTTATAATATTGGTTGCGGAGCATTTTCAAAGTCTTCTTTAGTAAAGTTTATTAATGGCGGACAAACAATAGAGAAGATTAAAATAGGTTTCCTGATGTGGACTAAAGCAGGGGGAGTAGTAAGTAAAGGATTAGTAAATAGAAGATTAGCAGAATATAACTTATATGCGAAAATTGCATAATACATTATCAACGATTTTTGGAGCGATTGTAGCGATAGCTAATGCTTGGGTTACGATTGACTGGGATAACTTTGTTTGGTCTTTAAACACCGCTATTAAGCTATTCCTTTCGGCTTTGATTGCTTTAGGAGGATATATGACAACCATTAATCGTAAACCTTTGAATAAAAGATAATTGCATTTACTAAAATAATTAGTAATTTCGACAAAAAAACCATTATTATGCCAACACCAAGAATAAGACTCAATCAACAAGAGTACGAAATAATACAGGAGTTCAGGAAAAAGCACGAAGAACTTGAAAAAGAATGCGAAGAAAAAGGTATTCCTTTAGATGCAGTCCAGCATTATTGGTTTAAATCGGAGCGTTTCTCTATGTTCGTAAAAAACGAAAAAGATGCAAGTGATGAATTTAGGAAACAAATGGTTTCTTATTTTTCGAAAAAAGCACCTAAATATCCTAAAGTAACTTATCCTAAATATACTGAAGCACATTTATTGGTTATTAATCCTGCTGATATTCATATAGGTAAACTTTCAAGCATTACAGAAACAAAAGATGCGCATACTAATGAGATTATACTTGCAAGAGTTAAAGCAGGTGTAAATGGCTTAATTGCTAAGTCTAAAGGGTTTAATATTGATAAAATTTTATTTGTAATAGGTAATGATATTCTTCATACTGATAATGCTAAAAGACAAACTACTGCTGGTACTCCGCAAGATACTGATGGTATGTGGTATGATAACTTTTTACTTGCTCAGCAATTGTATGTAGAAATTATAGAACAATTAGTTCAAATTGCACCAGTACATATCCAATACGACCCTTCAAATCACGATTATACAAATGGATTCTTTTTAGCGCAAAGTATTAATGCTTGGTTTAGGAATGCAAATGATATTACTTTTAATGTAGATATTTCACACAGGAAGTATTTTAATTACCATAAAAATTTAATAGGCACATCTCACGGGGATGGCGCAAAGAAAACAGACTTACCTTTATTAATGGCGCAAGAGGCTTCTGAGTTTTGGCATACTGCTAAGCACAGGTATTTTTATACTTGCCACATACATCATAAAGAAAGTAAGGATATTGGTAGTGTTTGTATAGAAAGTTTTAGGTCTCCTTCAGGTACTGATAGTTGGCATTCAAGAAATGGCTACCAACACGCACCAAAAGCAGTAGAGGCATTTATACATTCAAAAGATAACGGTCAAGTAGCAAGAATTACACATATATTTTAATTATGGAGAATAAAGAAGAAGAAGTTTTCGATGTTACTGATGGTGAGATTTTAGAGGAACTAAAGTTTTTTGTCTATTTTCTTTTTGAATTAGAGGAGAAATCATTACTTTTATTTCCTTCTTATAAGACCTTAACACAGGCAAGATTAATTAAAATGATAAACACAAGATTAGATTTTTTAGACTATGACAACGAGGGAGAAATTGATAGCGAAGATTAACGAACTATACTTAGAAATAGAAAGATTAAAAAAAGAACTTATAAAAGAAACCAAAAATGAAAACAATCGGAGAAATTAACCACCTTGAAAGCTGTGAATGTTCTGAAGTTTGTACTAATTGCAGTATTAAATATCAGTTAAAACCAATCGAACTAACAGGTTCAGATATTGCTGATATTGTTACCAAGCCTAAATACTACAAAGTAGAAATCAAAGGAGTGCCTATTGATGTAATTGATATAGCAAATGCTTACAATTTATCCTTTATGAAAGGC